TTTGTGGGTTAAACCTAATTGCCTCCGCTTCGGCGGGGGCTTTTTAAATAAATTTTTTAAGGAATTAATATCATGGCACTTCCAAATGGTACAGGTGGTTATCAAATTAACAGCGGTAACGTCGGTGAAGCAGTATTGTTTGTACAAGGCGCTCCAACGTCTTTGACTGCTGCTGCAACGGCAACCGCTGCTCAATTAGCAAACGGTTTGTTTGTATTTAACGGCACTGCTGGCAATTTAACTCTGCCAACCGTAGCTTTGCTTGAAGCTGGTATTTCTAGCGCAACTAAAGTAGACGCTGCATTTGACTTTTTTGTAGTCAATACTGACGGCGCCGATGCAGTTACTTTGGCTGTTGGTACTGGTTGGACAATTGTTGGCGCTGCTGCGGTAGCTCTTTCAACTTCAGCCCATTTCCGCGCCCGTAAAACAGGCGAAGGTTCTTGGACTGCATACCGCATTAGTTAATGTAATATGCCCCGCTTCGGCGGGGTTTTTATAAAGGAAATATCATGGCTAATACCAAACCTATCGGTGTAGCGTATGAAGATCAGTACCTCAATGGTGCGGTCATTGAAAACAGTACCATTACTATTCCTGGTACTACTTTAAATGCCGTTGTCATTGGTAGTTCAGGTGGCACTGCTGGTTTCTATGGCACAACACCAGTAGCTCAAGGTGCAGCTCTTACTACAGCGCTTACATCTATTACCGCTACAGCACCAGGAACACCTGACTATGCTATTGCTAACTTAACGTCTACAACGCCGTTTGGTTTTGCTTCAGCAGACGAAGGTCAAACTGTATTGACTGTAATTGCAAACTTGCAAGCTCGCGTAAACCAGTTAGAAACTCGTTTACAAGCTTACGGTTTGTTGGCTTAAATATAGGGGCTTCGGCCCCTATCTAACTAAAGAAATTATGCCTATAATTTATCTTAAACATCCTATCCACGGCACTAAAGTTGCTACAATGGAAGCCGAAGCAGAGCATGACGAAGCACAAGGATGGGAACGCTATGAGTTGGACACGCAACCAGCAATCGTAGAAGAAGTAGTAGAAGAAGTAATTGCGGCTCCTGTTAATACACTGGAAAAAAGAACACGTCGTAAAACCGCAGAGTAAGGAGTTGTTATGGCCACTACAGCCGCCGAACAGATTAATGGAGCATTACGCTTAATCGGGATGCTCGCCGAAGGCGAAACACCCTCTGCCGCTACTGCACAAGACGCTTTAGCTGCTTTAAATCAAATGATTGACTCTTGGAATACCGAGCGTTTATCTGTGTTTGCAACGCAAGATCAAGTGTTTTCATGGACACCAAATGCAAGAACAAAGACTTTAGGGCCTACTGGCGACTTTGTTGGAAACCGACCTATTTTGGTTGATGATTCCACTTATTTTCGTGATCCATCAAACAACATCTCATATGGCATTAAGCTGATTAACCAACAACAGTACAACGGTATTGCTGTTAAAACGGTAACTTCTACTTACCCGCAAGTAATGTGGGTAAACATGGAATTTCCTAATATCACCATGACTGTGTATCCAGTTCCAACCAAAGTGTTGGAATTTCATATTGTTTCGGTGACTGAATTGATGGATGTTCCAAGCCTGTCAACTGACATTTATATGCCTCCTGGCTATCTCAGGTGTTTTAAATACAACCTAGCTTGTGAAATTGCTAATGAGTTTGGTGTAGAGCCACCACCCAATGTGGCTCGTATTGCGATGACTTCTAAGCGCAATCTTAAGAGAATTAATAATCCTGACGACATCATGGCTCTGCCTTACAGCATTGTGGCTACGCGTCAGCGCTTTAACATATTTGCCGGTAACTACTAATGCAGACGCCGATTTTAGGCCAAGCTTATGTTGCCCGTAGCGTAAATGCCGCGGATAACACTATGGTTAACCTATTCCCCGAAGCCATCCCTGAAGGTGGGCAGACAGGGGGTTTTCTTAACCGCGCCCCAGGCTTACGTCTTTTAGCTACCATAGGAACAGGCCCCATCCGTGGGCTTTGGACGCACTCTACAGGTGGCAACGACGCTTACGTAGTGTCTGGCAATAAGTTTTACAAGATTGATCTTAATTACAACGCTACTGCATTAGGCACTGTTAGCGGTACTGGCCCTGTATCTATTGCTGATAGCGGTATTCAAATCTTTATCGCAGCAGGCGCAGATGGCTACGTTTATACTGAATCAACCAACACATTTACCAAAATTACCGACCCTAATTTTGCAGGTGCTACAACCGTTTGCTACATTGATGGCTATTTTGCGTTTAACCAACCTGATAGCCAAATTATCTGGGTAACAGAAATTCTTGATGGCACAGTTATTAACCCACTAGCGTTTGCGGCGGCTGAAAGTTCTCCTGACCAAGTAATAGCCGTTGTTAACAATAACCGTGAGGTTTGGGTGTTTGGACAGGGTACAACCGAGGTTTGGTACGACGCAGCCACTACACCGTTCCCTTTAGCGCCCATCCAAGGCGCCTACAACGAAATTGGATGCGTAGCCCCCTTCTCTATTGCAAAGCTTGATAACAGCCTGTTTTGGCTTGGTGCTGACCCCCGTGGCTTTGGTATTGTCTATCGTAACCAAGGATACACAGGCAAACGCGTATCTACCCACGCTGTAGAGTACGCCATTCAAAGTTATGGTGATATTACTGACGCAGTAGCCTACACTTATCAGCAAGAAGGCCATGCCTTTTACGTGCTTAACTTCCCTAGCGCTAACGCTACTTGGGTTTACGATGTAGCTACAAACGCGTGGCATGAACGGGCAGGCTGGGACAACGGCGCATTTACCCGCCATCGTGGTCAATGTCAGATGAACTTTAATAGTCAAACCATTGTTGGTGACTATGAAAACGGCAATATTTATGCTTTTGACCTTGATGTTTACGCTGATAATGGTCAAATTCAAAAATGGGTACGCTCATGGCGCCCTTTGCCGCCCAACCAAAACAATCTTAAACGTACCGCCCAGCATACCCTTCAGTTGACTTGCGAGTCAGGCGTAGGTATTAATTTAGGTCAAGGGCAAGACCCACAGGTGATGTTGCGTTGGTCTGATGATGGCGGCCATACGTGGTCTAGCGAACATTGGATTTCAATGGGCAAAATTGGTGAATATGGCTATAGAGCTATATGGCGTCGTCTTGGCATGACTACTAAGCTGCGTGACCGCATTTACGAAATATCAGGTACAGATCCTAATAAGGTCGTTATTGTGGGTGCTGAACTATTCCTCAGCGGCACAAACACAAATGGCTGACATTACCCTAATACCATCGGCTAAAGTACCGCTGGTTTACCCTGACACTAGCACGATGTCAACCGAGTGGTATCGGTTCTTTTGGAACATCTATGGCTTTACAGGTACAGGTGTTGTACCTGTATCTAAAGGTGGTACAGGGCTAAACACCATTGGTAACCACCAAATTATTATTGGTAACACCAATAACGTATTTGAACCTGCTGCATTATCAAGCGCTAGTATTGCCATTACATACCCCCCTGGCTTTGTTAACTTAGAGTTAGGCACGTCAGGTGTTACGGCAGGCACATATGGCTCTGCGTCGCAAGTGGGTGTATTTACAGTTAACCAATATGGTGTTTTAACTGCGGCATCTAATACATCAATTGCAATTGATGCAGGTCAAATTACTAGCGGTACGCTTGTTACAGCTAGAGGCGGTACAGGATTATCAACATTTGGCGCTAATCAACTTTTCTATGCTTCTAATACAAGTACAATTGCTCAATCAAGCGGATTGACTTTTAACGGCAGTATATTGACTTCTACAGGCGGTATTGGTGGAGGTAACTTTTAAATGACAAGCATAGCGAAACATAATAGAATCAGTTTAAATTTAGGAGCTTTTTATGGCCGTTAACCTTTCCCCTGTTGCTGGCGCTGCCGCACAATTTTTTGATAATAGCGGTCAAGTCTTGACTGGTGGCAAGCTATACACTTATTTAGCTGGTACAACCACACCTGCGGTTACATACACAACTAACAGCGGTGTCACACCCCACGCTAACCCAATCGTTCTAAACGCAGCAGGTAGAGTACCCGATAGCGGTGAAATTTGGCTAACAGATAGCATTTCGTACAAATTTGTTCTTAAAGATCAAAACGACGTATTGATTGCTACGTATGACAATTTGATAGGTATTAACTCTAATTTTGTAAACTTTACTGGCGAACAAGAAACGCAAACGGCTACACAAGGTCAAACTATCTTTACTTTGACTACAATTCAGTACATCCCCGCGACTAACAATTTGCTTGTTTTTGTTAATGGTTCTAAACAAATAATTGGCGATAATTACATTGAAACATCATCAACTGTAGTCACTTTTGTTGATGGGCTAAACGTAGGTGATGTAGTTGATTTTTGCACCGCAATACCAATTAATGCAAACGTAACCACGGCGGCTGATGTAGCTTATAACGAAGGTGATACAGGAGCCGTTACAAGAACTGTAGAGTCAAAACTTCAAGAATTTGTTTCTGTACTAGATTTTGGCGCTGACCCTACAGGTGTGGATGATTGTACTGACGCAATTCAAAACGCTACAAATAGCGGTAAACCTGTCTATTTTCCCGCAGGAACATACAAGATTGTAACTGGCGGGATTAGCTACACAGGCACCGTAGTTTGGTATGGTGAGGGAGCAAAATCCATAATTGAGTCTGATGCGGTCGTAATTACTGTAAATTCAGGCGATAACTCATCTATTGATAATTTATATATGCAGAATATTACTGCACCTTGGATTATTACAAGAAACCCTAGCAATTGGGCTACGGTTCCTACAGTAGTTCAGTCTAATGGATTAGGTTATCAACCAACAGTAAATGATACCGATGTATGGTCAAGCCTTACAACAGAACAGCAAGATCAAAACATTGGCCCACAATTATTATTTCAAGGCAATGCTTCAGGAATTACAGTAAGCCGTATTTACGGTCGTTTTGTTTCTGTTATTGTTGAAGATGCACAAAACGCGGTAGTCCGCGATTGTAATTTTCAAGCGGGTAAAAACTTTGCTGGCGGCGTTGTATTTTGGAATATTAACGATCAACAGGGTGAGTATAACCAAGCTATCAATAATAATATTCAATACGCAAGCTATAACGGTATTATTTTTGCAAGAAACTACGATGGTTTAGCCGAAGGAAATATTTGTACTAGCGTTGGTGAATCTGGAATTAAAACTTATCAAGGCGTTATTGGGGCGACCGACGCTCGTTGCTATCGTATGCAACTAGTAAATAACAATAGTATGTATGCGTATTACGATGGCTTTGATTTTAGTTCAGATTTTCCTCATACAGGAACTATCGACGCGCGTCATTTAATTACAAGTAACACTACTTATGGAAATCGTCAAACTGGTTTTTTTGCAGACGGGTTAAATACGCAATTTATTAGTAATCAAGCAAGGTTTACAGGAAAAACAGGCTTTGCACTATCTTACAATCAATCTTTAATTTCTAATAATTTAGCTTGGGGTTGTAATCAATCTGCAGCCGTTTCAGGCGAACATCAAATGTATGTTAACGGAAATGGAAACGCCATTTCTAATAACTATTTAAACCGCGCAGGTGTTACGCAAGGTTATGCTTTATTTGCAACTGGAACAAATCTTGTAGAAAATAACTACGGGTATGACGGAACTATTTTTCTAGGTAACCCTGGGGCAATTACGGCTCAATATTTAGGAAACATAGATACGACGCTTAAAATTGAAGGCACTTTTAGCCCTAGATTAATTGTAGGTTCAACTGTGCAGTCTACAAGTTATGCTGTAGGAAACTACACAAGAGTAGGTCATAGAGTGTTTGTTGACGTTGAGATAGCGTTAAGTGCCTTAACTGGTACTGGGAATCCTCAAATTGATTTTAATGGCGGCGTTCCTATTGCAACTGGTCAAACTAACTACGCAAGCGTATTTACAGTACAAGTAAGTAATTGCACTTATACCGGCCAACCAACAGCATATATATTGCCTAACTTTGGGTCTGTATATTTAGGAAGCCAAGGAACCGGCACTGCCGTAGGAAATTGGACTGAAGGTAATTTAACTTCTAGTTCTATTATTAGAATTTCTGGTAGCTATGTTGCTAATCAATAAGGAATTTAGTTAATGGCTCAGACAAACTTTACGCCTATT